GTAAAAGTAAAATTAAATTGCTTGATAGGAGAATCTTTACATGTCAGTTAAGAAGTTCAAATTTGTTTCTCCAGGTATTTTCCTGAGTGAAGTAGACAATTCACAACTCCCTGCCATTCGTCAGAGTGTTGGCCCAGTTATTATCGGAAGGACGCGCACGGGGCCCTCGATGCGACCAGTTAGAGTTGAATCTCCATCAGAATTCGTTCAAGTTTTTGGAAATCCAGTTCCGCCTGCCGGCGCCGCTGGAGATACGTGGAGAAATGGCAATTTAACCGGCCCCACATATGCGTCTTACGCGGCGCTGGCTTATCTAAAAGCTGGTGTTGGCCCGATTAATATGGTTCGCCTCTTGGGAGACGGCAACCCCGAAGCGACGAATCAGACAGTCGGCCTTGCCGGCTGGAAATGTGAAGAAGATCGTGCCGGCCCTGCCGGCGCCGGAGTACTTGGAAATGGCGGCGGCCCCTGGGGAATCTTCGTCTTTCCAAGCAGTTCAGCAGCTTTCGCTACAGGAACTCTTGGGGCAATTGTTTATATCAATTCTGGCTCCCTTGCTCTTTTCGGAACAGCGCTTTCTGCTTCAGGCACCGGCTCGACCGACTTTGGTGGTTATGCGACAGTTATGGAATCACAGGGCGACACTACTCAGTTTTCTCTCATCGTCCAACCCAACCCGTCAGGCCCCGGCCCGGTTTCATCGCTCACCTACGCCACAGCATTCAATTTCAACCGCGACTCCGATTTCTACATCAGAAACGTCTTAAATACAAATCCTCAGTTGACAAATGACCAATTTATTTCCCCCGCTTCTCTGAAACAGGGAGAGAATCTATATTGGCTTGGAGAAACTTTTGAGACGGATGTTGAAGAATTGTGCTCGCTAGACCAACCAACGAGGGCAGTTATGCTGCCGCTCGCAACAGGAAGTCTTTCAAAAGATGATTATAAAATTGATTTTCAATATGCCGCTACCGGTTATTTCTTCTCACAAGATTTGTCGGCAAATCAAGAAGCTTACCAAACCGAAGATATGAATAGATTGTTCAGAGTGGTCGCCCTCGACGGAGGCCGCTGGGTTCAGGATAAATTCAAAATTTCTATTCAAGACATAACAGCACCCACAAATAATTCGGATCCTTACGGATCTTTTACCTTGGTTGTTCGATTGGCTTCAGATAGAGACAATGTTGTTCAAGTTGTTGAACAATTTACTAATGTTAATTTAAATCCCGCTTCTACGAATTATATTGCAAGAGTAATTGGTGATACATATTATCAATTTGATTATCCTCAAAGACGTTTGAGACAATATGGACAATATGTTAATCAATCAAAATACATTCGAGTAGAAATGAATTCGGATATCGATGACGGTGGCATGGAGCCAGCCCTTCTCCCATTCGGAGTCACTGGTCCATTGAGATTTAAATCGGTTAACTATGTCAGCGGCGCATCTCTTCCGCTAAATTCCTTCATGTTGGGTTCTGGTTCTGCTCCAGGAGCAACGTCTCCAGACCCCGACGACCCATATGGTATAGGCGCAGCAGCACCCGACAATGGGATCTGGATGGGCTATATTGGCGCAGGTTTAACCAACTTGAAGCTTGATTTTCCCAAACAATTATTGCGAGTCTCTGCCTCTGATGGTGGCCTCGCTGACCCAACCGATGCTTATTTCGGCCCAATGTCGACCATCTCAAGAAACTCTTCAAGAGTTGATCAAGGGTGGGGAGATTATGTGTGGCGCCGGCCTGATCAGATTACGTCCGAGGACTCGTCAATACCCATAAAAGGAGATACCTATGTGGAATATAGCTGGGCAGTCTCTCTTGACGACGTTGTTACATCTGGCTCTGCGACAGCCTATTGGTCCTCCGGTTCGCGCGCAAACGGCCTCGGAGGCCCGGGCCCGCATTCAGCCACCTCCCAGGGGACTTGGCAATCAATTCTCGATGACGGCTATGATAGAATCACGGCTCCAATGTATGGCGGATTCGACGGCCTCGATATTACCGAAGAAGAACCATTTAGAAATGGTTTCCTCGATGATTTCAACGGCGATCCTCCAAATCTCGATACATCAAACTATGCCTTCAACTCAATCAAGCAAGCAATTGATACAGTAAAAGATCCGGAGTTTGTCGAGAGTAACATTATGACAATTCCCGGTGTTACGAACCCATCTTTGACGCAACATTTGATTGATACATGCGAAGATAGAGCAGATTCATTGGCCATTATCGACATACCGGGTGTATATACTCCCTTCACTGACTCGACAGAAGGCTTTCAAGCCAGGAACGAGGCCAACTCAATTAGTCAGGCCGTCAGTGATTTAAAACTTAGAGGAATTAATTCTTCTTACGCTTGCACTTATTATCCTTGGGTTCAAATTTTGGATACAATTTCAAATAACCTTCTGTGGGTACCGCCATCGGTTGTCTCTCTGGGGACTTTGGCATCTTCTGAAGCAAAATCGGAAGTTTGGTTCGCTCCTGCTGGATTTAACAGAGGCGGGCTAACGGAAGGCGCCGCAGGCTGGCCAGTAACAAATGTTACGAGCAGATTAACCTCCAAAGATAGAGATATTTTATACGAAGCAAGTATTAATCCAATCGCGAGTTTCCCATCAGAGGGGATCGTGGTCTTCGGTCAGAAAACCCTACAGGTCACAAGATCTGCACTGGACAGAATCAACGTCCGTCGTTTGCTGATTTACATCAAAAAGCAAGTTTCCAGGATTTCAGCCGGAATTCTGTTTGATCAAAACGTTCAAGTCACTTGGAACCGATTCTTGGGAGAGGTTAGACCATTTTTGGCCAGCGTTCAGTCCAGACTTGGGTTGAGTGAATGGAAGGTCATTCTTGATCATACAACCACAACCCCAGATTTGGTTGACCAGAACATTATGTATGCGAAAATCTTCTTGAAGCCCGCGAGAGCAATCGAGTTCATCGCAGTTGATTTTGTAATCACGAGAACCGGGGCATCTTTTGAAGATTAAAAAGATGAATAAAAATTTGAAAGACTATTTACTAGTACAGAACACACAAGGGAGAATTAATTAAATGGCGTTTTGGACCGATGCACAATTTGAAGATCCGAAAAGAGCATATAGATTTTTGGTTGATATAGGCAGAATGCCTAACGGAGCGACTTGGTACGCCAAAAGCTGCAAAAAGCCAGAGATTACAATCTCGACGATCGAACACAACTTTTTGAACCATAGATTTTATTATCCTGGTCGAGCAGAATGGGGTGAGGTTACAGTTACTTTGGTTGATCCCGTGAGTCCTGATGCTGCGATTAATACTGCCGCAATCATTCGTGCAGGTGGTTATAATCCCCCTAAAAACGTATCTGACACAACCACTATTTCAAAGCAAGCTTCAGTTGCCGCTATGGGATCAGTTGTTATTTCGCAGATTAATTCTGTTGGCGATGCTGTAGAAACATGGACACTTTGGAATCCGTTTATTACTGGAGTTACTTACGGAGATTTGTCTTACGATTCCGACGATATGACAGAGATTACAATGACAATCCGTTATGACTGGGCCATAATCGAAACTCAGACTTCTTCTGAGACTGGTGCTAAGCGACCTGATGGAAAGGACGTTGATAGCAATACATTCTTTAACCCCGGCGAGAGCTAAGATATGAAACATGAGGTGATATTTGGCTAGAAATAATTCTCGGCGTACAGGCGCCGAAGATGAGCAACCGGGAGCGAAGAAAATTAGTTCTCCGCCCCCAAACATGGCTCCTCTTGACTTTTCGACTCCAACGGAGTTCGTTGAGCTTCCAACAGAAGGTCGATATTATCCAGAGGACCATCCATTGCACAATGAAGGTGTGGTGGAAATTCGTCATATGACGGCAAAAGACGAAGATATTCTAACTTCAAGGGCTCTCCTTAAAAAAGGAATTGCTCTTGATAGATTTTTGAAAAACATTGTTGTCGACAAAAGAATTGATCTTGATTCTCTTTATGTCGGTGATAAAAACGCCATTCTCGTAGGCGCAAGAGTCACAGGATATGGCGCAAGCTATGATACACAGGTTACATGCCCAGTCTGTGCAACGACAAATAAGTTTTCTTTCAACTTGGAGGAGAATAATCTTTATTCTGGCGATGAATTCGAAGATTTTGATATTATTAAAAAAACAGATGAAACTTTCATTGTGAAAACTCCTGTTACTAAAGTTGATGTCGAGGTTAGATTATTTACAGGAAAAGATGAAAAATACCTGGGAAGAATCGCAGAAACGAAGAAAAAGAATAAACTTCCAGAGTCTCCCTTGACCGACCAGTTGCAACTAATGATTGTCTCAATTAACGAGAGAACAGATAATGTAACAATTAAATCTTTTATTGATAATGTATCAGCCAAAGACGCTCGATACCTTAGACAAGCATACGAAAAAATCGTGCCAAACATTGATCTAGCTCAAAAATTTACATGTGACACATGTGATTACGAAACGGATCAAATGGAGGTGCCGTTTACGACGGACTTCTTTTGGCCTAAGCGATGAATACATTGAAAGCGTTTACGAAGAGTTTTTTGTCTTAAAATA